GAGGTCGCCGGCCGACAGGCTGGCCAGGCGCTCGGGCAGGCTCGACCAGTCGGACAGGCCCAGCACGGCCTCGATGCGCGCCAGGGCGCCGAGAGTCAGGCACAGCCGCCGCCGGGTCCCGGCCAGCACGACCATGACCTCGCCGCGCGCGGGGTTGGGGGTGAGCATGGGAAGGTCTCCTCGATCAGCGCCCCCTCCACCGCTTCGCGGTCCCCCTCCCCCGTTGCACGGGGGAGGATGAAACTCTCCTCACCCGCGACGCGGGGGAGGTGGCGCGCGGCGACGCCGCGTGACGGAGGGGGCGCTTTCGTTGCTACAGCGCCGTGAACGTCACCGCCCCGGCGCTGGCCAGGCTGATCGCGAACGCCGCCTCGCCGTCGTGCTCGCCGGCATATTCCAGGGCCGCGACGATGAACGGCCCCTCCAGCTGTCCGAAGTCGGGGATCACCAGCCGCCAGGCGCGGGCCGACTGGTCGAAGAAGCTCTGGCGCACCTGGGCGTCGGAGGCGGCGTCGCGAAAGACGCCCGAGCCCGACACCGCGACCGAGCGGACGCCCGCCCCGGCCAGCAGCTCGCGCCAGCGGCCGGCGCTGTCGCTATCGGTGGCGTCGATGGTCTTGGCGTTCAGGCTGATGGTCCGGGCCCGCAGGCCCGCGACGCTGACGAAGGTCGGGGTCGCCGCCCCGTCGCTGATCTTCAGCAGGATGTCCTTGCCGGCTTGGGCGGCCATGTCTGGATCTCCTCGATTTCTCGTTCCCCTCCCCCTTGCGGGGAGGGGGCAGGGGTGGGGGTGGCGCGCGAGGGTCAGGCCGCTTCGGTCACCGCCCGCGCGCGGACGATGCCCAGGGTGGTCTCGCGGTCGGCGCCGGCGAAGACGTCGGCATAGGGCACGCGCAGGTTCACCAGACGCCGCGCGACCAGCGTCGGCCGGGCGTCGTGCAAGGCCGCGCGGACGGCGGCGACCAGCGCCCGCGCCTCCTCCGGACCGCCGAAGCGGCTGGCGCAGGTCAGGGTCAGCAGGTGCTCGATCGCGTCGTTCTCGCCGGCGGACTTGGCTTCCGACCGGGTGACGACGACGCAGGGATAGGTCGGCAGGCGCGGACGCGTGGCGTAGACGCGCTGGCCGGCCACGGCGGTGACGGCGGGCGCGGTCTTCAGCACCGCGACGACGGCGTCGATCAGGGCCTTGTCGCTCATAGCCGGGCCTTTCGGTAGGCGGCCAGCCACGGCTCGACCAGGGCCAGCGACGGTTCGCCCGCGTCGCGATGCTCGTAGGCGTGAGCGACCAGGATCAGCACCGCCAGGCGCAACGGCGCGGGACTGGCGGCGCCGAGCGCGACGCCGGCCGCGATCGCGACACGGGCCTCGGCGGCGTCGATCAGCAGGGTCAGGACGGCGTCCTCCGCCGCGTCAGGGACGCGCAGGAACGCCCTGGCGTCGGCCAGGGTCAGGGATTGGGGCATGATGTTCTCGAAGAAAGCCCCTCCCCCTCGCGGGGAGGGGTTGGGGTGGGGGCGCGGCTCCGACGCCAAGAGGGGAAACGAAGGCGATGACACCCCCACCCCCTGCCCCCTCCCCGCAAGGGGGAGGGGAACCTCGGTTCAGGTCTACGACGCCGCGAACTTCAGCAGCTTGATCGCGTCGAAGTTCTGCACGCCGCCGCCGACGCGCTTGGTGGTGTAGAACAGCACGTGCGGCTTGGCCGAATAGGGGTCGCGCAGGACCCGCACCCCGGCGCGGTCGACGATCAGGTAGCCTTTCTCGAAATCGCCGAACGCCACCGCGCAGGCGTTGGCGGCCACGTCGGGCATGGCCTCGATCTCGGTGACCGGGAAGCCGAGCAAGGACGCCGACTGGCCCGGCTGCAGCGCCGCGTTCCAGATGTAGTTGCCCTGCGCGTCCTTGAACTTGCGCACGGCGCTGACCGTGCGGCGGTTCATCACGAAGCGGCCGTTCTGGCGGTACTGGGTCTTGGCCGCGTAGATCAGGTCGATCAGCTTGTCGGTCGGGTTGCTGCCCGGCCAGGCGCCCGCCGCCCCGGTCGCCAGGTAGCCGACCTGACCCCAGCTGTACGAGGCGTCCGGCGCGGCCGTGTAGGCCAAGAGGCCCTTGGGCTTGTTGACCCCGTCGCCGGTCACGAAGGCCGAGGTCTCCTGGGCCGCGAAGGCGTCCTGCACCTCCTCGGCCAGCCACTCGTCGATGCTGACATAGGCGTCGTCCAGCAGCGCCTGGGTCGCGGCCGGGCTGGCGTAGAGCTCGCCGGCCGGGAAGTCGATCACGTCCAGGGTCGGGGCCGTCGTCTCCGGCCGCGCGGCGGTCTCGGCCACCCAGGCGGCGGCCAGGCCCGTGGGCGAGACTGGCTTGCGGAAGGTCCCCGCGCCGATGGTGCGGACCTGGCAGATCTCGCGCATCGGCGAGGTGGCGGCCAGGCGGCGCAGGATCAGCCGCTCCAGCTCTGGCGGCGCCACATAGCCGCCGGCCGTGGCGGTCCCTTCCGACAGGCCCTTGGCCTCCAGAAGGGCCGCCGGCGTCTCGCCGGTCTTCACATAGCGGTCGAAGGCGGCCTTGCGCTCGTCGACCTTGGCGACCGGCGTCTCGCCGCCCAGCGCCGGGCGGCGCAGGTCGGCCATGATCCGATCCAGGCGGTCCTGGGCGCGCGAGACGGCCTCGTCGATGCGGCCGACCTTCTCTTCCAGCAGGACGTCGGCCCGCTTGGTCTCGATCGCCGAAAGCCGCGCGTCATTGGCGGCCTTGAAGCTCTCGAACGCCGTCAGCACGTCGGCCAGCGCCGCGCGGGCCTCGGGCGAGGCCGCGTGTTTGGTTTCCTTCATGGGGGTCTCCGTTGAAGTGGTTGCGCCCCCGCCATGCGGGGGAGCTGCCGGCGGAGCCGGCTGAGGGGGCCAACTGGACCTGGGCCGAGTTCGCCCCCTCCGGCCCTCTGGGCCACCTCCCCCGCGACGCGGGGGAGGATCTTCACGCCAGCGTCAGCCGCGCGCCCGGCAGCATTGGGAAGGTCACGATCGACACCTCCCAGAGCTCGACGCGCGTCAGCACGCGCAGGCGTCCCTGCGTCCGCGCCTTCACCTGGCGAAAGCCGATGGAAAGGCCGTCCAGCGCGCCGGCCTCGACCAGGGCGGCGACGAGTCTTCCTCTCGGGGTCGCGCGCAGGATGCGGCCGCGCACGAACAGGCCCTTGGCGTCCTCGACCACCGCGTCCCAGACGCCGATCGGCTCGGCCTCGTCATGCTGGTGCAGCATTTTGACTCCGACGGAGCCCGTCCGCGCCAAGCTGGCGGCGAAGGCCCCGGCGGCGGTGACGTCGTCATTGAGATCCCGCGTCCAGAACAGCGAGGCGTAGCCCTCGATCTTCAGTTCCGTCATCGCGCGCGCTCCAGCTTGGCCTCGATGCGCTCCAGCGACTGGCGGCTGGCCTCGGCCTGAGTCTCCAGCCGGGCCAGCCGTTCGGCGACCGGGGCCTGGGCCTCGAGCCGGCGCTGCATCTCGTCGATCCGCGCCGAGGCCTTGCCGGCCCACAGCAGGGCGGCGGCGGCCTGCAGCGCCACGGCCACCAGCACGGCGGCCGACACCTGACGGTCCAGCCGCCAGCGATTCACGGCGGGGCTCAATGCTCCAGCCCCGCCAGGCGCCGGCGCTCGGCGTCGGTGAGGAAACTGGCCGCCTCCAGCCGGCTCCACAGCGCGTCGCGCTCGGCCGACAGGGCCGGGACGGCGTCGAGGTCGGGGGCGATGCTGGCGCCGGGGAACTTGACCGACAGCCAGCCGGTCAGGGCGCGCGCCGCCCGCTGGGCCAGCGGAACCACGGTCCCGCGCCAGAAGGCGGCGTTGGCCTCGCGATAGTTGGCGTAGGTGTTGTCGCCCGGAATGCCCAGCAGCTGCGGCGGGACCCCGAACGCCAGGGCGATCTCGCGGGCGGCGGCGTGCTTGCCTTGCGTGAAGTCCATCTCGGCGGGCGACAGCGACATGGCCCGCCAGTCGAGGCCGCCCTCCAGCAGCAGCGGCCGCCCGGCGTTGGCGGTCCCGGACTGGGCGTTGGCCAGCTCGGTCTTCAGCCGGTCGAACTGCTCTTCGGTCAGGCGGTCGCCGGCGTCCCTGGACGAATAGACCAGCGCGCCCGAGGGCCTCGCCGAATTGTCCAGCAGCGCCTTGTTCCAGGCGCTGGAGGCGTTGTGCACGTCGATCGCGAAGGCGGCCGCCTCCAGCGGCGAGAAGCCGTAGTGGTCGTGGGTCGGATTGAACAGCTTCAGGTGCAGCACCGGCAGCCAGCCGTCGGCGTCGCGGCCGATCCGGACCGTGCGCCCGGCGGCCTGGTAGTCATAGGCCAGCGGCCAGCCGCGCGGTCCCGGAACCACGGTCATCCGGTCGGGCCGCAGGGCGTAGAGCTCCGAGGGCGCGCCGTCGCCGGCCGCCTCCAGATAGGCGTTGCCGGCCACCTGCAGGCTCCCGAAGAACGCCTCCATCAGGTCGGGCCCGCCCTGCTCGCGGTTGGGGTGGTCCAGCAGGCGCCTCAGCGGATGATCGTCGGCGCGACGGCCGCCCGCGAACACGGCCAGCGGCGTCGCGGCGGCGGCCTCGGCGATCATCCGCACGCAGCGGAAGGCCACGGGGTTCTTGCCGAACCCCTCGACGGCCAGCGCGCCATAGTCGCGCGGCGTCCACTGGGGGCGGCCCCCGGAGGTCAGCGCGATCAGGCGCGCGGCGCGGGAGTCCTTGGTCTCGGGCGCCGGACGGGGTTTGAAGAAGGACATGGGCGCTCCCGGTGAGGTTGAGAACAAATAGGGAACATTGTAAGGTGGCGCGCTCCCTGTCGTTCCTCCCCCGCGTCGCGGGGGAGGTGTCGCGGAGCGATGGAGGGGGCGCGCAGGAGAGAAACC